CAACACGGCATTTGACAGTGAAATCACCGATCTCATTGCTGCCGCAAGGGGCGATCTGATGCTTGCCGGCATCCTCCCGGCTAAAGCCAACGACGACAACGACCCGCTCATAAAGCGGGCAATCACGGTATATGTCAAGACTAACTTCGGCTGGAATAACCCGGATGCGGAACGTTTCCAGCTTTCATACGACCTGTTGAAAGGCCACCTGTCACTATCCCAAGAATACACAAAAGAGGCGGTGGGATAGATGCTGTTCATGGATGTTATATCGCTCATAACCGTCACCACCACCGAAAACGAGCTTGGTGACACCATTGAAGTGTCCACCGAGCGGCAGGTATTCGCTGACAAGCAGTCGGTCCGCCAGTCCGAGTTTTACCAGGCCGCGGCAACGGGATTAAGGCCGGAGCTCATGTTTGTGGTGCGCTCGATTGACTATCAGGGCGAGACTCGACTTAAATACAACGACAAAGAGTACAACATCATCCGCACCTATGATAAGGACGGTGAGCTGACGGAGCTTGTTTGCCAGGGGGTGGTCAACCGTGCCAATGCCTAAGTCAGTGACAAAGATCAAAAAGGACGGTATTGAGTTCATTTCAAGCGTTGACCGCGCAAACTACACCATCCGGGAACTCACCAGGGCCGCCCTGAAGGATGTGGCAAAGTTACTCCGAAAAAGGATGATTGAAGAACTGAAGAAACTTCCCGGTATGAAGAGACATCGGCGTATCTACAACAGCACTCAATACTGGGTGCGCAAGCAGGAATGCGATCTGCAAGTCGGTGTGAAACATGATGCCTGGTATGGCGTCAACCAGGAGTTGGGCGCAAAAAGTATGCCGAAGAAGGGAATTGTCCGGGAAACCACGTTCAAGCACATCGACGACATCAGGCGCATCGAGGGCCAGTATCTTTCAGCCATTGAGGACGAAAACCGGGCGCTCGGATTGATTGACGAAGAGGAGGAGATCGGGGATGAAGAATCTACGTAAACTGCTACATCCATATCTGAAGTCTATCCATCCTCGTGTCTATTTCCAGGATGCGCCGGACGATGCTCAATTCCCCTATCTTACCTATGATTTCACCCAGATAACCAATGATGGAGAGGAATTTGAGACTGTTGCCCTTGACGTGGACGGATGGGATATGCCTGCTGGCGGGGACACTACAGTCCTTGAAAACCTGATGGAATCCGTCAATGATGCTCTCAACAAAAAGACGCTGACCGCCGAAGGATTGGCGATTACTTTCTATTTGGATCGCAAAATACCGCTTCGAGATGATGACCCGGCTATCAAGCGCCGGAAGTACATCTACGAAGCAAGAATCTTTGGAAGGAGTTGATAGCATGGCGCTTACGAAACAGGATATTGAAAATATCCAGATAGACTACGGAATAGTCTACATCAACTATGGCGAGACCGACCAGAAATTGCTCGGTCCTACCCGTGGCGGTGGTGAGTTTGTCGCAACGGCCACAATCCGCGACATCGAATATGACGGCAGCAAAGGCAAGACAAAAGGCATGCAGGTTGTGGATGACATAACGGCACAGTTGAACGTAACAAGCCTCAATGCATCCCTGGAAAGCCTGAAGCTGGCTTTACCCTACGCCAAGTACGACCAAGCAACCAAGACGCTAACCGTGGACAAGGACTGCCTCGGCATAATCCCGGATGAAGCCTACCTGAAGAACATAACCATGTTTGCCAAGACCGTGAAAGGTGAATACAAGAAAATCACCCTTTACAATGCCATGTCAGAAAACGGCCTGACATTTGCGGCCGCACCGAAGGCAGAGGGCACAATCGCCCTGAATGTTTACGCTCATTGGGATGCCGTAGACGATACCACAAAACTGTTCGAGGTCAAGGATGTTGAGGGCATCGATGAATAGGGCAGGGAAACCTGCCCTTGAATTTTCAGGAGGTATCGCATGAGTTTTAAAAGCAGGTTTAAGCTTGAGTTTGATATAAAAACAAATTCAGAAAACATGGAAGAGATCCTACACATTATCACTGACAATATCAGAAATGAACTTCAAAGAGTAAAGGACAAAACGAAAATTACTTGCAATGCAAAAATAGAAAAAATTGAGGTGGATAAGCATGTTGACCTTAAAACAAGGCTTAAAACTATCAGCCATAATTGACAAGTTGGACCTGAAAATCACCGACCCGAAGGCCAGCGCAGACAAGGTCGGAGCGGATCTGTTGATGCAGATAGTATCAAAGGCACATAAGGCAGAAAAAGAAATATATGCTTTTGTGGCCGAGATCAAGGGAATCACGCCGCAGGAAGCGGAAAATGTTGACCTGGCGCAGTTCGTGAAGGAACTGGTTTCCGATTCCGGAGCGGCGAGTTTTTTCAAATCTGCGGTCAAGTCAAAGGACCGCGAATAGCAGAACTGCTCTCAAAAACCTACAATCCACAGCTTATTGAGGACCTTCCGCTGTCCGTGGCTGTGGATTTTTTGGTATATGCCATTGAGCAAGAAAAGGAACAGGCAGCATGGGAACTTTGGACTAATATGTATCCATTCATGGCCCTTGAATGGCTCAAACCAGTCAAGTTTGACGAGTTCAAACGGAACCTGTTCAAGCGGCAATACCAGTATACTCATAAATCTGATGATGAAATCATGACCGAAATGATGAAAGTTGTGGCGGCGCACGAAGGCAGGTGAGGCAATTGGAGATATTCAAGCTATTTGGTTCCATTTTTGTGGATACCGCTGAAGCGGAAAAATCTATATCAAAAACCGAGGAAAAAGCCGAGAGCTTCACGTCCAAACTCGGTAACGGCATCAAAACTGCTGCGAAGTGGGGTGCGGCAATCGTTGGCGGGGCGTCGGCGGCCGTAGGCGGCCTCCTGGCACTTACAAACAAGACCGCCGAATACGCCGATGAGATTGACAAGCTCTCCGAGCGTACCGGCATCAACCGGGAAGAACTCCAGCGCTGGAAGTATGCTGCCGCACAGTCCGGGGGCGATATCGGCAAGCTCGAGGTTGGTATAAAGAAGCTATCTGACGTCATGGATGACGCCATGAACGGAAATAAAAAAGCCGCCGAGGCGTTTCAAAAGCTAGGAATAAGTCTCACGGATGCAAACGGCAAAGCCAAGAGCACCGAGGCGGTCTTTGAGGATGTCATGAAGGCCCTGGCTGATATGGAGCAGGGCGCTGAAAGGAACGCGTTGGGCAATGACATACTTGGTAAAGCATACACAGAATTGCTGCCCCTGCTAAACGCCGGAAGCGAAGGCATACAGGAACTGAAGAACCGAGCCGATGAACTCGGTATTGTTATGTCCGAGGATGCCGTCAGGGCCAATGTAACATTTGGCGATACCCTGCAAGACATAAAAGAATCATTTGGCGGTGTAGTTAGGAGCCTGACAAACTCGTTCTTGCCGATGATGCAGCAGTTTGCTGATTTTATTATCGCGAACATGCCGATGATACATGATATACTGGGCAATGTTTTTAGTGGCCTTGGCGAAGCGGTCACTGCAGTGCTGCCGATACTCATGGATATGATTCAAAACGCTTTGCCACCGCTGATTGAACTATTTAGCGAGATTGCCACGAACATTCTGCCAGTTTTAATAGAGTTATTTGGTAATATTATTGCCGATGTATTACCTGTTCTTATCAGTCTATTTACCGATATTATCAAAGAAATTGTGCCTGTTTTCATACAGTTACTTGATGTCGTTGTAAAGAAAGTCTTGCCTCCATTGCTGGATTTATTTTCAATCCTTATTGGCGATATACTGCCTCCATTGATTGAATTTTTTGGCGAAATCATCAGTACACTGCTACCGCCATTGATTGAACTTTTCAGCGAAATCATGGACGCAATCATGCCGGTGCTGATAGAGCTTTTTAACACATTTGTGGAGGTTGTTCTGCCCCCGCTTATGCAGCTCATAGATGAGATAGTGCATGTCATTCTGCCTCCGCTGCTCGCCATATTCAACGAACTGGCAAAGGCAGTGTTACCGCTTGTCATGACAGTATTTGAGGCTATGTTACCTGTCATAGAACCTATCATGAACACGATATCGGCTGTAATAAAGACAGTGTTGGCACTCATCAAGGGCGATTGGGAAGGCGTGTGGAGCGGCATAAAAAAGTTTTTCGGTTCTGCGCTTGACTATATCGTAGCGTTAGTACAAGGCTGGGCAAAGATTTTTGGTTCCATTTTCGAGGGCGTCAAAAAAGTTGTTCTCGGCGTGTGGGATGGTATTGTAGACGGCATCAAGAAGGCAATCAATTGGGTTATAGGCGGTATAAACACGTTTATTCGCGGCCTTAATAAAATCAAAATTCCCGACTGGGTGCCTGGTGTTGGTGGAAAAGGATTAAATATAAAAGAAATACCGCTACTTGCCTATGGTGGAGAGATAACTCAAAAAGGTCATGCCATAGTAGGTGAGGCTGGCCCTGAACTTCTGGAACTGCCACAAGGGGCGAAGGTGAAGCCGCTGGATAGAGTGGGGGAAGGTATAGACTATGACCGCTTGGAGGCTATTGCATATACGTCATTCTTTGACGCTTTCATTGACGCCATGAAGGCTCTCGGTAAGGGAGAACTGCGGATAGACATGGACGGCAGAACAGTTGTGCGCGCTCTGATACCCAGAATAATCTCCGAGCAGCAGCGTTTGGGGGTGGAAGTAGTATGAGCAGGATTTGGCTTGGCCCACCCGGGAATGAGATATTGCTCCCCGAAATGGGGAGAAGACTCTCTGAAGAAGATTTTGAAATCAAGAACGAACAAAGGACGGCTAGTGGAAGGCTGATCAGGGATGTAATAGCGGTAAAAAAACGCTTTAAACTGGACTACAGTTTTGCCACCAACGCCATCCTGAAGCAGTTGAAACAGATATATCAGGCTGGGATAAATGGCAATTTGGTTCTAAAAATCGAGCAGGAAGATGGGTCGATTGAACAGTACGAGGTCGTTTCCCGCCCATTCTCCCGTTCCCGTTACCTCGTTGGCGATAAGTGGTTTTGGGAAGGCATTAGCATTGAACTTGAGGAGGTATGATTATGGCACGAGTAAGCTTAGCACGTCAGCAAATGTCCGACACAGGTCTTATAGCGGCATACTCTCCCGCTGCAGAGGAAGGCCACGCTGTGGAAAATAACGGGAGGGTAATCCTCCACGTTTGCAATGACAGCGAAGAGGACATAACCGTAACGATTCTATCCGGTTACGTTCGGGCCGGATTGAAGCTGGCAGATAGAGAGGTGCCCATCGAAGCCGGAAAACAGAAATTCATCGGCCCGTTTGCAACCGACATATACAATCAGACTGACGGCGGGGCAGGGCAGATATATGTAGACTACAGCGCCGTTGAAGGCGTAACCGTGGCAGCGTTGTTATTCCCGTGAGGTGGTGATATAAATGTACCCTGTAACTTCTGACTTTCTTGAGAAGATGAGGGCTGACAGGCGGCAGGTATTCGCACGAGTGGAAATAGACTACACAGACCCATTTATTGATCAGTCCCTGGAGGTTGAGGCCAACGAGCAGGCTAATGTATCCTACCCGCAGCAAACCGCGGACAGCGTGGACCAGACCACCCACAAATACGCCTGCCTTGATGGCACGTGGGATTTGACGTCAGGAGAATATCATCTTGCACCGTCAGAGAACCAATTGACACAGCAGCAGTTCGGCTGGTGGGGAGCACAGTTTGCCGACCAGGACGGGTATTTTGCTTCTCTATATCCTACATTGACCGTCACACACTTGCCCCGACCAATCAGACAGCTTAAGGTGGTTGGCGACACAGCCCGGGAAGAATACCCCGTGGACTTTACAATCAAGCTGTACGCTCAGGATGATACCTTGCTTAAAACCGAAACAGTCACAGGCAACGACCAGGTAAGCTGGCAGAAGGCGTTAGAGCCGCAGGTCCTTGACGTGGCAAAACAGGAACTCATCATCACCCGATGGAGTTTGCCCGGTACTTGCGCCAAAATCATTGAATTTTTTACGTCTATCCGGGAAGTTTATGAAACCGGCGACTTGGTAAGCCTGCGGCTGCTGGAGGAAAGAGAAGCATCTCAGGGCAGCTTGCCTGTGGGGAATATATCAGCGAACGAAGTTACAATTGCCTTGAACAACGAAAGCAAGAAGTTCGACATTGACAACGAGAACTCCCCGCTCAAGAACCTTTTGAAGCCTAACAGGAGAATCCAGGCATGGCTTGGCGCAGAAGCCGAAAATGCCGCAGCAGAGAACCCGCCGACGTTCACGAGGAACAGTGTCGCATATCAGAGCGACGGAACAAAGGTTGCTGCAAATGTACCCCGCTTTGAGCAGGGCAAGTTTGGGAAAGCGGTATTGGTGGAGGAGGGGACGACGAATAGACTTATCAATCCGTTGTTAGTTGATTCCGATTCTAACGGTTTAGCCGACAATTGTTATGCGTCTAATGCTACTAATCTTTCTTGTTCAGGCGGCGTACAAACATTTACTGCTACGGCACAGTATGGTGCTATTGCTCAGATTTTTGACTTTGGAAGCGCAACTGGCCCGTGGTCTTTCAGCGCAGAGATAAAGGGTTTAAATGGCAGAATTACTGTTTATCCGTATGACGTAAACAATGTTTATTTAGGTAATGTAGTTTCGCTAAACGTTAATAATGACCAGGATTTTACGAGAGTAACTTGTGCAACCACGAGAACCGATGTCAAGAAAATTAACTTTAGAATAGAAGACGGCCGTTCGAGTGGTTGGACACCAATTTCTTTTCGGCGACCGCAAGTTGAGATAGGTAAGGCTTATGCCACCTCCTTCATTGACGGCACCCGCTCCCCCGAGACCCTGGCAATCCCCACGGCTGGGGTGCTGAATCCGCAGGAGGGGACGATTGAGTTTTGGTGGTGCCCTATAAATCAGCCAGCTGATACAATAATTTCACAATTTACAGCACCTCCTATTATTCAAGTAGGTAACTATTATCAAAATAATTCATGGATATTATGGTGCGGAATAGGCGGTCAACTAAGGTTACTCGTCAGAGGTGATAATGCAACAGGTTGGACTGGACAATGGACAATAATCCCTAACTTAAGTTGGTATCAATTGAACCGCTGGTATCATATTGTTGTGCGTTGGGAAAATGCGAACACTTTTTGGGTATTTATAGATGGCGTTAAATATGGTCCATACGTATCTTCTCAACCGTTTATGGGTATTGCAGGCAATATAATGTCTCTAGGTAAACTTGATGCTTCAAGTGGTCCGTCGAATGCTTTATTTGACGACCTCCGTATTTCTAACCGTGCCCGCACAGACGAAGAAATATTTGCGGCGTATCAGTCAAACAAGCCGCTGCATCGGGATGAGCATACAACATACCTGCTCAGCTTCAATGGGTCAATCTATCCCGTTGAGCAGTGCTGGGTACCTCTTGGCACCTTTTGGAGCTTGGACTGGGACAGCCCGGATGATACGCTGGAAGCCACCGTAACGGCGCGGGACAGGATGGAATTGCTCAGGAAGGGGACGTATCAGACAAGTCAGGTGTTGACAAACAAGAGCCTGTATGAACTGGCTGAAATCGTGCTACAAGACGCAGGACTAAACAGTAGTGAATACATCATTGACACGGACTTACAATCAATTATCATACCTTATGCCTGGTTTAACCCCGTGGCACATAGGGAAGCGTTGCGGAGAATTGCTGAAGCCGGACTTGCGGCAGCTTTCCAGAACCGGGATGGGAAGATACAGATTGAGAGCTTCCTTCTCTCTGGCGATGAGCCGGTGTTAGAGATAACAGAGGACGACTACTTCCCGCCTTTGAGGGCACCGAGCCGGCAGGACCAGGTAGCGAATGAAATCATAGTTGATACTCAGCCTTTACGGCCGGCGGCAGTAGCGGAGGAAGTCTATAAAAGCAATGAGCCTATAACGATACCAGCAAGCACAACAAAGACAATCACTGCTTTTTATAACAAAACGCCGGTGATTGAAGCCACTGCATCCCTCGACAACCCGCCCGCAGGCGTTAGTATCACCGAGGCAACCTATTACGGCTGGGGTGCATCGGTAAAAATCCAGAACACCAACGCCACAGACAAACAGGTGACGCTCGTAATCAACGGCAAACCGTTGACCGTGCAGAACAAAGAGCGGGCAATAGCCCGGGACGAAGCCAGCATACTTGAAAATGGGGTTCTCACATATGAATTTCCCGCTAACCCGCTTGTGCAGACACTATCTCAGGCTCAAACAATAGCGGATGCGCTGTTGGCATCAGTCAAAGAGCCGCGAAGGGATATAGAGGTTGAGTGGCGGGGGAACCCAGCGCTGGAACTCGGCGACCGGGTGACCGTTAAGGGCAAGGACTATCACATCATCAGACAAGAAATAAACTGGCAGGGTTACCTGTCAGAAAGGCTTACAGGAAGGAGGGCAATATAAATATGGCATGGCAAACACCGAAAACAAACTGGGGGCAACCAGGACAGACGGTGCCCATTGCAGATGATTTTAATCGGATAGAAGGGAATATCCAGCATCTGCAGGACACAAAAGAAACCCCCGCTGGTGCTCAGGCGAAGGCTAATACTGCCGAAGCAAATGCGAAGGCATATACTGACGCACACGAGCAAAGAGCAGCTCCCCATAGTGGACATGAAACCCCTGCCGGTGCTCGGGCGAAGGCAGAGGCAGCAGCTAGGGTGGTGCGGGCCGAGCTTGATGCGCATTTGGCAGATTATGCCCAACACGGCGTAACAATGGGTCGCGAAAACGACCTTTATGTTGCCAAAATTAGACCGCTTTTTGAATTTACTCCTTTAGACGTGAACTACGACGGGGATATATATGCAATAGCAGTAGATGATAACTATGTATATGTTGGCGGGGGGTGGAAAACAGTCCAAACTGTGTGGAAGCTTAATAAGTCCAACCTATCGCTGGTGAAGACGAGCGCAAACTATGGCGGTATTATTAGGGCAATAGCTACAGACGATGGATTTGTCTATGTTGGCGGG